GTCGGTGCGCTGGTCCTGCTCGAGGGCCGACTGGATCGCGCCCATGATCTTGCGCCTCGCCGGGTCTTTGCGGTCGAGCCGGATGATCAGGCAGTCCTCGTCGTCCAACTCATGGATGGCGAATGGGATGCTGGTCGATTTGTGCTCCCGTTCCTTCGACTCCGTCTCCCTCGCTTCAGCGCTGTGATGCCGGTGTGTCGTCTCGGTGGTGGTCATTTCGGTTGCGCCTTCGGTGGATCTGCCGGCAATTGCTCTGCGCTCGGTTCTTCTTTCACTTCCCCGCGGCGGATCAGCTCCTGTCCGTACTCAGGATCGACCTCGATGCGGTCCCCCGCTTTGTACTTCCTGCCCTGCTTGTCCGTGAACTCGCGGACGGCTATTAACTTCTTGGCATTCATCTTGGAACGTCCTTTCATCTTGTACTAGTACAGTTTTTGAACCTTGTATCCGCCGTTCGCCTATCCGATACTGAAACTGAGCTGAAGGCACCCCGTTGTACGAGAACCTAATGTAAGTGCAGCAGTACGGGGCAAACGGTTGGGCTTGTTATTTCGCACTACTTTTTAAACTTTCGCTGCCGGGTTCGCCCGGTAGGGCTGCCTGTAAACCAGCCGAGGACGATAACGTCCGCCTTAGCGATGTGTGGAGCAATCTGCACATTAGTTAAAAGCCCCCGCCTTCAGGCACTGGGTCGTTTACCTTGGAATCCCTCTCGGCATTAGACGATTCCGGGTCTGCTTCATTTCCTGTGTCGGACACTTCCTCTATCCAATCCATAATCTCCTTCTCCTGGCGGTCGTCCCGGAGTAGGAGGGACTGACGGCGTGCTTCAGCGGCGAACTTCTTGCTGGCTGTATATTCAGGCATGGCTGTCAATAAGACCTTACAGCAGCGTCTAGGCTTCCAAGACCCCGAACTAACGTCACCTTCCCATGATGCGCTCGTTTTGTGGATCGGAGAGAATGCGCTGAGCTACATGGCGCCATACGCGCCCGATCCTTTGCGAAAACTGTCTAAGTACAAAGGTCTCAAAGACGAGGCCTGCATCAAGGAACTTGAACATCATTCCGGCCTGATCGATACCTATCAGAAAACGGTGGAAGACTACGGACCTTCTGAAATAGGCACATACCCGGAAGGGAAATACCTTCCAGCCGATATTGTCTGGACTAAGGGCCAACCCAAATACCCAGAGGCGTATAAGACTTACTGTGAGCGGCTTGCCGAAACCACGGAGCGATATCAGCAGATACGGCAGATTCACTCGACCGACATGCCTGTACCTGAGATTCCTTCCAGCCACATTGACGGGATGAAGTATGAGTTCCCGGTTTCAACAGGGCACAGCAACTTTATTGTCGGCTTCCTGGATGTCGTAGCCACTCTACGCTATCCAGATCTGGCGCTTGAGGGCATACAACTCGATAGGTACACCAAAAACAAGGTGCTTGGCTTGGAGAAAGATAAAGCTCCCAAGTTGGTAATCGAGTGGGATGAGGCGCACTTTGCGTTCGAGGCGAAGACGTCCATCAAGTCTCTCGGAGAATTACTCCGGCAACTGAACACATACAAGGAGTACTTCACTAGTTGGTGGAAGCCACAACTGGTCGTTGTCTCATCGGATACGCGATATCGCGACGTCATCATCAGCCAAGGCTTCCAGTTCTGGGAGAGCCCATCACTATAGTTCATCGCGGGTGCGGCGGCACTCCGAGCACATAACTACCGAACCCGAATAACCGGAGTACCCAGAGCAGCAGGATCAGCACCACCACCACGTTGATCAGAGTTTTGATCGGGGCGGCCATAGGGATATAAGAATTTATGAAGTACAGCAGCACCCCGATGATGATGAGCAGTATCAATAGCTGGATCAGGTCCATAGGATCACTTCCTCAGGTAGAATCTTTACGTGGCCGCAGATCTTCCGCGTCACCGGCCGGTGGTACGGAGGGGAAACCAGCACCTCGGCTGGTGCGCGGCCGCATTAGTCCTCCTCCTGGTATTTCCTGATGGGCGATTGGGTCACGGCGACAGTGGGGAAACCCGACCGCAGCGACTCGAGGAAATCCGCGAAGTCATCCGTATGCAGCCTTACCGTACCGATCTCGCCCGACCTGCCGTACATCAGCCGGATGTCGGTGTGATCGGGACGGCCCAGCACGGCCGCGGTCGTGACGCGCAACTGCTTAACGGCTTTGTCCATGCTATTTTTTAGGCTAGGTCTATAACGCTGATGCCGTGGATTACTACCAAGGAACCGTGGACTACTACCGAGTCAATGGACCCGGTCACAATGCGGAAACTTGCCTGCGCCGGAACCCGCGAGGAATACTGCCGGATACTAAATCGTTGGCTCCGTAAGAACAAGCTCGATTTCCCAAACATGGAAGTTGCCGTCAAACCTGACGGTCATTTGGGCTTGGTGCCACGCAAGAAACTAAAGCCCGCGCGCGCAACATAACGTACCTTATCTTGCGTTCACCATAGCGTTATCAATGGCATCCCTTACCGTAGTTCCCTCACCGATGACTTGATGAAAGCAATCGCACACCTCGTAACAGCTTTCGCCAACCTCGTTTCTGTCAGCAAACAGGTGATAGCGATTCTCTTGGATGAAGTCCAGCCGTTTCGTATCCGTCAGAGCCTCTGCTGCTTCGTCTACCATTTCGCGTGTGATTCGCGGGTTCCCGATATGTGTGTTCCCATACGCAAAACTGCGTCTCTGTGATTCCCGTTCGTTCAAGGTTGATGCCTCAAATAGGATCGATTCTGAAACAGGATTTCCGGCCTGAAAGATGGCTTTGTTTGCAACAGCCGCACTTGGCCCTTGAGCGACACGTTTATGAAACAGCATTACCCCATCCATCCCGTAGTACGGTTGGGTACTTTTGGGTGATTTTCAAATGGCTTTCGGCTTGCGATCCTGAAGTATTGCGGATCTCTTACAAATACCGCCTCTATCCGACCAAGGCCCAGGCTGAGTTTCTGAATGCCCAGCTTTGCGAAGCCTGCTCGCTGTATAACGCGGCACTAGAAGAACGCATCGGCGCATGGAGGGTATGCCGCAAGTCGATCAACTACTATGACCAAGCGAATCAATTAAAGGCAATGCGCGTCGATGGCTGTCTGACTCTCGCAAACTTCTCTTGTTGCCAAGATGTATTGCGACGTTTAGATAAAACCTTTAAGGCATTCTTTGCGCGATTCAGAAGCGGGGCCAAGCCGGGCTTTCCGCGGTTTCGCTCCGCACGTCGTTATGACAGCATCACGTTTCCGTCATACAAGGACGGATGCCGGTTATTGGATAGTGGCGCACTCCGCATCCAAGGCGCAGGAGAAATCAAAGTTAAGCTACACCGTCCGGTCGAAGGCACAATTAAAACGGTTACTGTTAAACGCCGCATAGATCAGTGGTTCGTCTGCTTTTCAGTAGATCGGCCTGGTAAACCATTACCGGAATCGCTGGAAGAGATCGGTATAGTTTCCTGAGAATCCGTCGCCTTCGGGCGACAGAGTGTTCACCCACCCCGTACTGAAGTCTGTTTTTTTGTCAGCCCATCCAGCCGGTACTAAAACTGCTCGCTGACGCCCAGGCCGAGACCGGCTTCTCCTTCTGGGGGGCCGGCTGGACCCTCATGTGTTCCCGGCCGCTGACGATCAGATACCTGGTCGCATCTTGGAGATGATCGTCCTTCTTGACGATCTTTCCGTTGCCTTTGTCGTCGCGATGATACTGCCGATACTCCTTGAACCAGTTCTGGCAGTTCGACATAACCTTCAGACGGCCCGCTATCAGGAGTTGCCAGACCTCCGTGATCCCAGCCTCGACCGCGTTCACCGCAGGCTCGAGAACGAGGCCCAAATTGCGGTACATATCCATGAGCGTGCGCCCGTCGATCTGGGAACTGCCCAGACACGCCGGGTCGATGACGCCTGGAATCCACGCGCCGCGGCCCCGAATGGCTTGCGCGTGTGATGCGGGCTCGCCTTGCCCCTGATAGTGCTCGCTGTAGAGGTAGATGACACCGGAGCCGGGATCGCGGGCACCCCAGATCGCTGCCGTGCGATTCCACCCGCAATCTAAAGCAAACGCACGCGGCCAGGAATCGGGGATCGGGAACGGATCGCAGCTTATCTCGCTTTCAGGGAGCGGGTAGATGCTGCCGGCGCCAAGCGATGGGGTGCCTTTCGTCCGCGCATCGAGCTGGTATGGGGGCGTGGTGGCGATGATGGCTTGCTGTTCCGATTCCGGGATGTGCGGCACGTCGTCCCAACCCGCCTGGATGTACCACTTATAGAGCTCCGCATCGGGGTTCTCCGGGTCAAGGAAACTCTTCACCACATCCGACCTGCCAAGCAACGGGGTGAATGTGGTCAGGATGATCCCCCGCGTCGTCACCGTGCGGTACAGCATCTCGGTGTAGCAATCCAGGGGTGGCTCCTCGTCACACCAGATGACGTGCTTGGCCGTACCCTCAAACGACGGTCTTCCCTGAGCGTATGTCTTCAGTGCCAATTGGCTGAATCCGCCGGAAGCGTGCTTGATCCATGCGCTCTCGAGCGAATCCGCCACGCCGGCCCTCGAGCGGGGTTTGGTAGGGATCGCGTCCCCTGGAATCATTCCAGTGCCGATCGCGTTGATGGGGCCGAACAGCTTCGACTGCACGATATCTCGAGTCGTTTCCGTCGTTGTGCCGCAGGCCCAGACCTCCACCGGATCGCTGAAACGCCGGCCCTCCCACCAATCGGGATAGATCCCGGTCAGGTGACAGGTCACCTCGAACGCACCGGATTCGCTTTTTCCCACGCGATTTGCCGCCATAAATAGGCGTTCTTTGTACTTCAGCCCAGCCGCGAAGAACGCCAGGTGTTTTGGGTATAGATCCCGGCGGTAGCTTCCTTCCCCTGGAAAAAAGCGCGCTATTTTATTTCTCGCTCGCCTCCGGTCCTCCGCCGCTATCGCTTCCGGTGTCAGGGTCTTCACGTATTCCCTCCATCGCTGGTCCGTCCAGGGCTGGGCCGAGGATGGCTTTAACGTGGCTCCACTGGTCATCGGAGAGTTTCGATAAATCCGGGCCCTGGCTCACCGCCATGACACCGGTATGGGTGATTTCCCCTTTGAAGTTATCGCGGTAGACGTCCGGTTTCTTGCCCTTCAGGGCGAAGATTAACAGCGTGTCGCTCTTCCGCCGGATCGTCAGGGGCTTGTTGGTCAGCTTACCCTTGGCGTCCTTCTGGTAGCATAATTCGCCCTGGTAGATGACCGGTTCTTCCGTTCCCTCGTAGACGCGATTGAAAAGCTCAGTCTCGAGGTGCGCGATCGCCTGTTTCTCTGCTTCCGCAAACGCCGCGGCGTACTCCGGGTCCTCCATCCACTTGAAATGGAGAGTGTCCGAGACGCCAATAGCGCGAGCCGCCCCGATGATGGTGCCGCATGCCACGTACGCTTTGAGAAATAGCTTACGTCTCGCCGCTGTAAATGTGGGCCTGCTTGCCAAACTGCCTCTTTTTTACGGACTCGCCTACACTCGGACGAGCCGCCCCCCCCGGGGGCCTTCCGGGGTGTGTACCCCTTTTACAAAACCTTGCTTATTTTGCATTCGCGACGGTTTCCCTTTATTTATGTATGACTTACGGGCGTACAAAACTGGGGTTTTGTAACAAACCGCTCAGGAGCTGATATAGCTGGATGACGATTCATCGGGCCTGACGTGGAGATACCGTGAGGTCACTGACAGGTCTGCGTGCCCCAATGTCGCCTGTATGAGAGCTAACGGTGCGCCATTGTCCATCGCATGTGTGGCGTGGTTGTGCCGAAGTCCATGAGCGCTTATGTTTATCGGTATCCCGGCGCGCCGGCCCGACCGCTTCACCACCATCGTGATATGGAAGCGCGTCATCGGTTCCCCGGTGGCGGTCCGGAACACGGGCTCGTGCGGCTCGGCCCCTTCGCCGAATTTCTGTAAGGCGTCCCACACGGACTTTGAGAGTCGTATCGCCCGGGTCTTTCCGCCCTTCCCGAGCACCGTGATCTGTCCGGATTTCTCTCGAGGCTGGACATCGCGCCAGTGCAGGCCGGAAGCTTCCGAGGCGCGGATGCCGCTGATGTACATCACCCGCAATAAGATCTGGTCCCGCAGTACAGGCTCGAGATGGATCATCCTCTGCATTTCTTCCGGGGTGATAATGCGCTCCGCCAGGTCGTCAATGATTTTCGGGGCCCGGAGCGCGACCCCTACGTTAAAAGGGATCATTCCCGTTTTGTGCGCGAAAGCCAATAGCGATTTAATCGTGGCTAATTTCCGCTTGATGGTCGCTGGCTTTTGCTCTGCGAATTGGTCCTGATAATCCTGGAGATCTTTCAGCGTAATTGCGCCAATCGGCTTCGATTCGATGAATTGGCGGAAATCCACGACGATCGGCCGGTACACGTCGCAGGTACTCTCGGGGCGTCCATGCAGCCACAAGGGAATGATGCGGTCCCAATCGACGGTTGGTTTGCGGGGACGGAGGACAACTGCTTTGCTCATACAAGTACCAGCCTATCCGTCAGAATTGCAATGAAGTGCGGGTGGTACGCTACCGGGATTCTGTCGAGGTGCCAGCAGCCGCGGACGTTGTAGTAATTCTCATTTCGGTGGGGTACGCCGACTCCGCGCTTGTGATGCGATCCGCCCATTTTGTGCGCTGGGTCCGGGCCGCGGTACCGCAGGGCTTTGATGCGCGTCAGCGTGCCAATGACATCGACGTCAGATCGCGCTAATAACTCGCGTGCTTTGTCCCGGTCTGCTTGGTAGAGCAGTTTATCGGCGTGGTCGTACACCGGCGTCTTGCGCGCGATCGTGCGCTCGTTGTGAATGAGCATAGTTCGGGTATCAGGGAGGAGCAACCCGGATTTGTCGGTCACCCGGAAACGGAAAATAAGAGCCTACGCCTTCAGGACACAGGCTCTGGGTACTTCGGAATCGCCTTGACGATGCGGGGGCCAATCGATTCCCTGCGGACGAATGCCGCCTGGTCTTTCGGGAGAATCAAACCATCGAGCTTCTCGAGCGAGAACGTACAGTTTTGAAAAAATGTCTTGTAGCCTAGCCGGTTCGCGACCGCTTCCATGTCGCCGATCATGCGCTGCTCCGCGCAGGGGCTGATGTGTACGCTATAGGTCTTGCCTTCTTCGTCCACCGCTTCCGTGGGCCTTCGATCGCTGTGCCAGGTGAGGATCATCCGTCGGAGCTGCTCATGCCGCCGCTCGAGTAACCGCAGCTTGTCGATCTCCTGGGAGAGCGCGCCGAACTCGTCGATGATGTTGGGACGGGAGATGGCTGGGGATCGGGACGGGGGCGGAAATGGAATGGTCGCCGGCGGGGTCGGAGACTCCGCATGCGCCGGCGGTTTGCGCTTGGGCCGGAGCCCGGGTTCCGCGGGAGACGCCATTTAAATTAAAATGAGATCACGGTGACGCAAATAAGTACAGCAGATTCCATAATTATGGAAACCCCGGGTGTCGTCCGGGCGCTCCGGATTTCGGCAGGCTTATCGAAGCGCGAGCTTGCAACCCGGGCCGGTGTACCGCTGGCGACTGTCTATTTGTTCGAGGATGGGCAACTCGATGCGCGGATTACGACGTTGATGAAACTCGCGCGCGCTTTGGGTGTTACTCCGGATTATTTACTGGGGCTGCGTCCCCGTCAGATCGTGTAGCGGGATCTTCAGTAATTGGTTCTTCCTTTTGAAATATCGGGGGGAAGCGGAAGCCTCCCCACATAGGGTCTACATCTCCCACAATCATTTTGATTCTTGCCAGCAGGTGTGGCTTGTCCACTCCGGGGCACTCCGTGAAAACGGCATGGATGTGCTCCGCAGCGGCGACCGGATCGAATGGGCGCTTCCTGGCGTCGAAGCGCAGCGCCTGGTTGTGGGACGGCACGCGCCGCCCCCTTTTTTCTACAGGCCCACGTTTTTTAACAGGCGTATTCGTTGGTTTTTGTTGCTCTGCCGCCATTTTTTTACGTAACTGATAATCGCGCTGGCGAATTCGGTGACGGCATCGTTCGCAATTTCCGCAGAGACACAACGGAGTCTTCATTACGCAGTAGCGTGTGGCTCAGGGTCGCCATAAACAATCGGCGCTGATTTCAGAGTCTTTTCAACCCCCCCTTTTGGCATACTGATCCACTTGCCTGTCTTTCCGCTCAGGTACATGTTCCAAGCCTTGAAGATATAGGCAAGACGCGCATATGTGGTGAGTTTGTGCGCTCCTTTGAGGAGTGGATTGGTCAATGTATCGCGGCACCGCAGAATCGGATTATCGATATCAAGGTTCTCGGCCGTAGACAAACGTGTCATGAAGAAATCCGCCTTCTCCCGGTCATGTTTGCGAAATACGTAGAGTAGAAATAATGCGATTTGCGGACTCAGAATCCCCTTGAACTTGCCTTTAATAAACTCCGCGGCGTCATCGAAACCGGCTTGGTCCGCTTCATAGATTTTCCCCAGATCGTGATAGCTGGATTCATCCGCGGCCATCAGACGCTTGTTCTGAAAACGCGCAATCCAAGGCAAGGCCTGGCCGATTACCTTGTGCTCCTTAACGCCCAGCAGTGACAACGTGTCGGCCATGGTTCGCTTGGTCGGCACATCCATCGTGCGGTAGGCTTCTTTCGGTACGTTGAGATGCACAAAGGTTGGAAAAGCTACGCCTGCTTGGATACAAGCCTTTAAGCGGTGGTGGCCGTTAGCCAAGAAGCCTTCGTCATCAAACGTGATCGAGTCATTGTTCAACTGCCACTGGCCGGCTTGCATGGCGTTCGCATATTTCTTCACGTTCTTCTCTGACACTTTGCGGTTTTTCGGGCGGCACTTCGTATTCAGCCACTCGTTAGCCGTTTCTGGCGTAATCATCATTACCTGAAGTTCTTGTTGAGGCGATTTACTGGCGGCAGGCTGCCGTAGATTGGGGTTCATGCTGACGTTTCTCCTAATTTATCACGTTCAAGCATAAGTACTGGTTAGACTTACGCTAAGTTTCGCGAACGTGAGAATGATACTGCGGGTCCAATGATAACAACTTACTTCCCATCGCGTAGTACCGTTTTTCGTCCTTCCGCCATGCGCTGAATTTCATGGCTTCTCCTTTCCGCAGATCGCGCGCAGGCTCTTCAATAACTCGGCTTCTTGCTGCTTCCACCGGGCTCGCGATTCCTCTAGCTCGCGGTTCATTTCAAGCATCTTCTTCTGATGCTTCTCGTGCCGAAGGCGCTCCCGTATGCCAGCTTTAATCGGGTCGTGGCGTTTCGGCGGCAGCATTATTTGTCTATCGGCTTCAGCAACGCGAGCGCATCCTCGGTGTACTCGATGTCACCGTCCCAGTAGCGGATCAGCACATCGTAATTCAGCGCCACCCACCGCCGGATCAATGCCAGGTCGCGCCCGCTGACCGTGCCGCCTATCACGCGCACATCGGGCCGGATCGCGACGGTGGCCCAGTCCGACTGGTGCGCTTTGACATCTCTCGAAACCTTGATGCGGACATCGTGCTTTGCACCGGCTTTGATCGAGATCCAGACCACGAACGGTAGTCCGGTGCGTTTCGGAGAGAGATTCGACATTTCAAACGGGGCTTCGATCATGCCGCCTTCTTTTTTGCCTTCTTAGCTGCTGTTTTCTTCTTCGGTCCCCATCGAGCCTGCGCCATCGCTTTCGCTCGTTCCGTCCGCTCTTCCGGTGAAAGCATGGCGGCCCCCTTGGGAACCTTCTTCAGTCCACCTCTACGGCCCAGAGAAACCGCAGCCGGATCTTTCACCTTCGCCATACGACAACCGTAGCATAACCGCATACAGCATCAGAAAAGAGTACCTATGTACTATTGCCATGCTGTAAGCGGTTATCGTACTCTGAGTATGTACTTAGGTACACAGGAGAAACGATGCAAATGAATGAATACGAGGCCCATGTCTACGATGGCCTCGTCGAAGACCCGGAACCAGAGTGCAGTTGTCTCGAATATCTCGGTGCTATTAAGCCTATCTACTGCCCCGTGCATGAGATCTGGTCTGATGACCTTGAGATTGCCATGCAGGAGCAAGCCGAGAAGGAGGCTGCATAATGTCCGCACTCACCACCTACAAGGAAGCGGTGTCGGAACTGATCAACGCCGTGAACGCACTCGACCAGGCGCACTCGATGTTGAAGGATATCGGCTGGGACCAATACATCTCTACCCAAAACTGGGGCCGACATATGAGCCTGCTCGATGCCGTCGCGATTGCGGACAAGCTGTTGTTCGACGCGCAGAACGCAAGCTGCCCCGACTGCGCCAAGCCGTTGGCGGAATCGGAAGATTGCCTCTCGGGCTGCTGCCCCGATCTGGTAGGGCACGTCAATGGCTAGCCCAGTCGCAACGCGCAGAGATACGCTGTCGTTTCAAGATGAGATCGTTTACGAACTGGTATTGAAATACCAGACCGGCAAACAGATCAGCAACGGCAACATCATGTTCACCACGTCGCAGGATCAGGTCTTTTTTCTGCGCCCTGACAACGCGCAGAAGATCCACGCGCTGGGCCTGCAGGTCAATGAGCCGTTCGAGTTGGTGAAGCGCAACAGCGGCATCGTTGTGCGAAGAATCGGGCAGCAGCCGGAACCGTCCCTCCCCAAGAGTTGGTTTCCGGCCGCCGCTACAGCTAAGACAGAAGAAGGTCGCGATGCCGATAACAAAGCGGTTCTGTCGTCGCAACCGCAATCTAACACATTGTCAGGAATTATGGCTGGTTCCTACATAGCGGCTATGGATGCGCTGATGGTGGCGGAAGACTACGCGACAACGAAGGGCTTGCCTTTCAAGATCAGCACGATGGAGCTACGCGCAGTAGCTCTTTCGATTTTCATAGCATCGACGAAAAATGGAGGAAGATCCTAATGGCTGTGGCCCCAGTAATCACGATGCGTCCGCAATCTTTATTCGATATCACTGAGCGCATTTCGGAGTTACTCGACACGCTGGATATGTGCGAGGACGCCGATGTCAGGGCTGAGTGCGAATCCGAGATCGCAGACTATTTACAGCGCCATCTCGCCAAGGTCGACAACATGGCGGAATACGCCGACCATTTGGAGTTTCAGATCGCGCTCCGCAAAAAGCAGGTCCAACTCCTCGAGCGAGCCAACAAACGCGCAGCGGGAATCCTCGAGCGGATCGACAACGCCATCCTGCGGACGATGGACGCTACCGGCCGGCAACGGCTAGAGGGCAGCCTCTATTCGTTCAGCCTGCGGAAGCTTCCACCTTCGGTGGAGGTCACAAACCAGGCGGTAGTGCCGGCGCAGTATATCCGCACCACTGTCAGCGAATCGGTAGACAAGCAGGTCGCGAAGATCGACCTGAAGAACGGAATTACCATTCCCGGCTTGCAGCTTGTGGTTGATCGTAAAGGGGTCAGCAGACGATGACAACGCAATGCAAGGTGTGCAAGCGGACGGTGTTGATCGAATCCCTCGAAGATCCCGCCGGGATATGCCGCGACTGCTACGTTGAGGCGCAACTCGAGGCAGAGAAGCAGAAGCAGAAGCAGATCGAGAAGAAGAAATGAACCGCCAACTCACGGGCCGGGAGCAGCAAATCTCGGCCCTGGTCGCTACCGGTTTGACCAACAAAGCGATTGCCGCGCAACTCGATATCAGCGAGCAGTCGGTGAAAAACATGCTGCAACGCGCATTTATGAAGACCGGCGCGTCGAATCGCACCGAACTCGCGCTGTTGATGCTGAAAGTTGCCGCATAAATTAATCACGGTTATCAAACGTGGATGGAATGTCCTACCCGTATTTGTGGGTAAGGAAAACCCGAAATATTTCGGATTGCCGTTAAGGTTGGTTTTCACTTGCCTTGCATTACGGTTAAGGAATATCGTGGAGGGGCGCTGGCAGCAGTACTAGCGCAGAAAAGGTTTTATGTTGTGTCTTTTCTATCACAGTATTTCACGGCTTGGTTAATCGTTGTTGGTTACCAGTCTTCTCCGTGTTACGATCTAAATGCCCGTCTTGCTAACGGGCAGAAAATCTGTAGTATGGCGGCCGTACCCGCTTCCCGGCGGGTAGTTACAGCGGCCGCCGACTACCGAGCCCCTCACTGTAACGAGGGACATGGCCAGAAAATCTCCATCCCGGCTAAAGCTCCAGAGCAGAGCAGGCATTCGCCCGGAACGGGTCCTCCGATCGCATATACCGCTTCAGCGTCCCGAGCGACCGGTGGCCGCTATGCCGTGCGGTCACAATCTCTCCCACGCCCCCCTCCAGAGCACTCGTAATAAATCCTGCTCGCAAGCTGTGCGCCGCGTACTCGGCTGTATCCAGGCCGAGCGCTTCTGCGCCTCTCTTTACAATCATCGCCAGCGTGTTTGTGTGAATGGGTTTTTCGTGGGAGATTTTAGACGCCCGCATTCCGCAAAAGACCGGCCCCGGCGTGACGCCGCGGTAGGTCAGCCAAGCCTTCAAAGCTTGGACAGGACAGGTGTCCGCGTGCTTTCCGTTCGGGACTCCGATATAGCGGCCGATCCCGGTCTGGTCCTGCTTCTCTTTCCGGACATGGACGACAAAGCCTTCGGGCCGGAAGTCCACGTCCTCGACCGCGACGGTCGCGATGTTCGATCGTCTCAGAGCCGTTGTAAAGCCGAACAACAGGACGGCCTGGTCCCGCGTTCGTGCCGGCTCCGGACGGTGAAGGCTCCACAGCATCAACCGGAGCTGCTCGACCGTGATGGCCGCCTTACCTCGCACCTGTTCTCCCCGAATCCTTTGCGCTCCCGCCAGGATCGGGAGGATTTCTTTCCGCGAGGGCTCTATACACCCCGCCAGGCGGTGGTGGTGAATGATGGCGCAGACATGGTGCCGCAGGGTACTGACGCGCTTGTTGTGAAGCAGAGAATCCGTGATGTAAAGCCTCACGGTGTCGGTGGTGGCGGGAAGGGCTTCCCTCCCTTCCCTGGCGCACCACAGACAAAAGGTTTTCCAATCGCTCGAGTAGGTTTCGAGCGTCCGTGGCGCACGAATCGATTCCTCGAAGTGAAGGCTTTCCCTAAACAGATCATTCTCGTCGTTTGTGAAAGCTTCGCTAAACAGGTCGAGTTGCTGGTGAAGTTCCATACTTCAACTGCACCAAACTTGAGATGCGCTCACGGTGAGGCAACGGCGGATTATTTACTGGCGTTAAACAAAATACACTTCTGGAGGCGAATGTGGCTAATGCAAAGTTGTCAACTTTGAATCCGGACCGGCGGCGGCCAGTTCAGCAGGGGCTGGAAAGGCCCCCTCCTGCGGGAAATAACTCGTTGCTGCTCATGCCTGGAAAACATTAAAGGCAGCGACAAGTTACCAAAGCCCAAAGAAGGGAGGGTACTACAGGCTTTATTCTGACATAAGTCTTCAGCCCGTCAACCCTCGATCAACCTCTATTTGCAAATTTTGCCTGCGGTGGCGCTTGCGCCGGATTGGGTGTTTGTCGGTGGGAACGTCGGTTACTTCACAAAAACAACAGAGCGTAGCAGATCCCGGTTACGTGGATCTTGCCAAAAAATATGAGCTCAAAGCATATGTGGTCCTCTCTCGGGAGCTTGCGCTTCATGAGATTGCTACCGCCACCTGCCTGACCGACCGGGTTTACTGGGCGCTGATCCTGACCAGCTGCTGCGGCCCGTACGTCCGGGAAGGCTGCTTCCTGCGGAACGCAGATACCGGAAGGTTGGTGATGGACGAAAAGAATCAGGTGTTTCCACTGCGAGCAAAGCACCTCCTCCAAATCCTGAAGCTGGACTCGGCCTATCGGGGGAAAATTCATCAGTCCCTCAAGAAACTCGTTGAACAGGGGCGAATGGAAGTACGCGGAGAGGACAAGATCTGGTATCCTCTTCTCGATCCCACTCGCCTAGCGGAAGAAACCGCAAAGGCCAACTGTAAGGAAAAGTGCTACTTTTCCGGTAACATCTCTCTTCCTTCCTTTCTCCGTAAGGCCATTCCCGACGAATTTGTCAGCCAAGTTGCTACTTCTCCGGTAACAGCAGCGTGGCTGAAAGATCTCAAGCAGCGTTACCAATCGGACCTAAAAGCGCTACGGGACAGTTACGCGGATGAGACCGTAAAGCACTTTTTCGACGACCGCATCATTATTGAAGAAGATATAGAAGATATTGAAGAAGACGAGAGGGGGGGGGTCGAAACTACTAGTAGTGTAGAGAACCCGGAACAACCCCGTTCTCCCCCCCCTCCTTCCCCAGTAGTTATCCCTAAACCCCAACCGGAACCGGTAACAGCGGTAGTCGTCAGCAAAGACCCGGCGCACAAACTCTTTGAGGTTTTCTGCTTCATCATGCAAGGCTGCGGGCGCCCGGTCGCCGTGAAATGCGTACGTGAGTGCCGTGCTGAATTCTTCAAATATCCCCCCACAACCCAACAGCGCATCATCGAAGACGCCAACCTCCGATTCAAAGGGGATAACCCCCGCTTTATAACGGCCCCTCTGAAATACCTGTGCAGCGAGATTTGGGATACAGAGCCCATTACGCGGCCGCTGTTTTCGCCCCCTGCGAGGAAAAGCAAAGGCGAAGAAGCAATGGACCGTGTCATGGCCCGCGCCATACAGCGCGATCGGGAGGAGGGTCCGCTGCGATGAAACTGGAACGTAAAGATGTAGCGCGGGCCTTGTCGATAATGCGCCAGGTCATTCCCTTTTTCCCTACCGAAGAGTTGGGCCTCGAGTTTGTCCAGCGGTCGATCGAGTCCTTTGTGAACACCCGAGAACAACTGGAGTGGCTGACTATCTCGGCATGCAACACGATGACCCGCTTTTCCCTCCCGGAAATGCGAAAGATCTTCACATCCCGGTTCGCGCCGGCGGATGGACGGGAGGAGTTGGAACTGTCTCCGGAAGACACCTACCGTGTGCAGGAAGGCAGGGAATACGAGCGCAAGTTGGCCGCCTGGAAGCAAGAGGCGAAACTCCTGGGTCCCGGCGACCCGGAGCCTTTCGAGCTTCCCCCCGATGCTGTGAAGCCAGTTGCTGGGCCATCCAAGGCACCCAAGCAGGGCCGCCCTTCGCTCCAAGAGCTGGAAGATCAACTCCAGCAACAACTCTCCCAAGGCAAGCGAACCGCGGAGGAAGCAGCCCGCCTTCTCGCTGATCTCGAAACCCAGGTCGGCAAGAAGAACTGGTTGAACTAGGGCGTCGTTATGACCCCTCCTGAGGTAGCCGCAGCCTTAAAAGTCCTGGCCGATCGTCCAAGGTTCGGGGACAAAGAACAACTCTACGCTCTGGAGGTAATGCAGAAATGGCAGGAAACGAACTGCAGGTACTGTCAACTGGGGATAACGAGCTCGACGGCGGGGAAGTACCCGTGTCAGGTGTGCGAGGGAACGGGAAAGGTATGGATCCGGAGGTAGGGCACTACTTTCTCGATCCGTGCCGTGTCATGGCGGCGATCTCGCTGCTGACCGGCGAGCATGCACAGCACATCCGGAAACTCCAGCGGAAGTACCTGCGCCGTCCCGAAGCGGAATTTGTCGCGGCTGTTTCCGAGTACCTGGTCGAGTCGCTGGGAGTCGAACGCATCGAGGCCCGCTACCACCTCATGGAAGCCGGGGAGTATCCCTGGCCTATGCCCTTCGCGTAACCTAACCATCGGGCACACCGATGGTTATTCCGATCGATAAACAACTTACAGACTTACTCGAGAAGCGAAACTTCTCGCGCTGGACAACGGCAAAGGCGAAGGTGCGACGGATGTCACGCCTGACCAGGCCGTCGGACTGCCAGATCTGCGGGAAGGCAATTGTGGGGGGACAGATGTACCGGGACGGGGGGATTCACAACCGGGTACACGATAAATGCGTGGCGGGAAGTACTGGGGGACGGCTTGGGGATTAGTGGGGGAACTGCGTTATTTGTGGGGAAATCAAGGGGTTGAGTACTAAAAGACCATAGACGACGGATGGACACACTTGTCACGATAGGAGTCATGCGACTCCTAATTTCGGCAATTCTACTAGCTGCCGCTGCGTTCGCGCAGTCGGCACCACGCCTTTACTCGAATGATGGCAAAGGCGTATTTCTCGGCAACCTGTCAGCCAATCCGGTAGACCCGTACTCCACGTCCAACCCGGTCGGAATCTACGGCAGTCCGGTCAGCCCGTTGTCGATTAACAATCCTGTAGGCATCTACGGCAGTCCTGTCTCGCCGTATAGCGCCCGTAATCCTGTCGCTACTTCTGCGCCGATCATCGTGGCACCGCGTTCGATGTACCCGATGTACCCGACGTACCCCACGTACTCGACGCCATCCTGGCCGTCTCTCAGCACCAAGTGCTGTTCTGACTGGTCCTGGTAAATGCAGATCGTTCTGCGGATACTCGAGTACATCTGGTATCCGCTGTTCCTGACTGGCTGTTTCTATCTCGCGATTCAGTTAGGCGTGTTCGATGATGTGGCCGTGGCGCAAGCCGTTATCGGGGCACTGGTCTTGGCCTATTCCCTCTGGAAGTTGTCCGAACTCATCCTGAGTCAGGACTGGTCCCGGCAGGTCTATCTGGCAATGAGTTTCTGCTGGATGGTGACCTACTTTGCGTGGTGTATCTTCGATCCCTCGCCGCGGTCCGACGCGCAGATCAAGCGCATTGTCTGGTATGCCATGACGCCGCTGTTGGTGGGCGCGAAGCATTGCCTTGTCAACCCACGGAAGAAGCCTTAACGTGTCACGGGGATCATCTTCTTGTCGCCTTCGCGAGTCAGCAGTTTCTGAATGATTTCTTCGTCCGTGCCTTGTAACTGCTGCGGATTGGGTGCGCCTGCGCTGAATTGCAGTGATGCCGGGACCGTGGCTTTCGCTCCTCCTGCGGCCCCCAGGATCTTCCGCAGGTAGAACTCAACCGCTCCGATATTTCCGTTCGCCAGAGCATCGGCTAACCGCTGCTTCGTGACTGCGTTAGCGGTTCTCCAAGCGGGGCTCTTCATGGCGTTTTGCAGCATGTCTGCGATTTTCGTTCCGATCACAGTGCCAGCTATGGTGCCGGCTGTTCCACCAATCTGACTGCCGATTGCTCCTCCTGTTGTCGCACCAATGGTATTGCCGATAGTCTTGATAAGCCCGCCCTCTTGGCCGACCTTCCGCTGCATAGTTTCATCGACAACCCGTTCGGCGTTCCGCCAGAAGTTGTATTGCTGGTTCGCTTGCTCAACTTGCGGGAACCGCGGATTGATTTGATTACGGGCCGCGTTGCCGATGGTTTCATAGATGTGGGTAAGACTCTGTTCTGCGATCGGACGTCCACCCAAAAAGGCACCGCCCTGCGCCGCGATCATGTCGGCGAACTCCCGCGTATTTCGCAGGTCACCCACAGTAATTTCGAGTGCTCCGGTCTGCGGATTCGGATGGGCCAGGTCCGTCAGTACCTGGCGCCAACGATCTGCGTGATGCACCATTGTGTCCGCGGCCGGTCCTAGGTTTGTGCCGCGTATAGCAGCAGGTGCCGCATAGGCATCGATAGCCTGCATTAGAGGCGCGATTTCGATAGGAGTGTTTTGAGGAATCGTTGCCCATGCATCCTCCACCGCTTGCCCCCAATGGGCTACCTCGTCCTGGGTTCTGTCGAGTATTCCTTGCAAGTTGCGCCCGGTCACACGGCGTTCCAGTAACCCTGGAATTGTCTGAGTCCTCGAGATAGCCTTCAGAGGACGCTGGGCAGGATTGAGAACCTTGCCGTATAACTCCTCTGCCTTGCGGGTCAGCCTGCCGGCATACGCTGGCGCGCCCGCGGCTGCTGCACCAAGTGCTGCGGTTGTTCCTGCGCCCATCAGGGCCGCATCCTTCATCGCCTCGACGTTGCCGCCCGTCTGCACGCCCGCCACGCCACCAGCGGCAGCTCCTTCCAGGCCAGCGCGTGCTGCTAAGTTGAGAGCCCCGGCTCCACGCATCCCGGCGGTTGCGGCTTCGACTGCCTGCCCTGCTCTGCCGACCGCGCCCGCAGGGACGAAGAACTCGGCCATCTTCTCCCCACCGTAGCCGAGTTTCCCCGCCATGCTTTCAGGAGGTGTGATGATCGAGCGCACGTCCGGGTTGTCGATGATGCGAGGCTGTCCTGTTGCCCTGCGGAGCAAATCACCACCGTGGAAGATCGTGGACAGCACGCCCGCCCCCAGACCTTGCAGTACGTCACTACCAAAGTGCCCGATGATCTCGGGATACGACTGCTGCGGGGCTGGCTGTTGCTGCGGCGTAGGTTCCGCGAATGTCAATCCTTCGGATGCTTGTGGCGCGGCGACTGCCGCTGGTTCGTCATCGAAAGTCACGCCGCGATGCTGACGTACAAGGGCATCTTCATCCTGCGGGGTAGGCTTCTTCTTCGGAGATAGCGGAATCCCGGGTGCGACTTCGGAGAGAGGAATATATCTAGTCCCCATCTACAGACCACCTCCCCGCTTCTGGAATGCGTCAGCTTCCGCTTTGTTGGGAAACCATGCGGTTTTCCCGTCCTTTTTCTTTACGGGAACCCAGCCCGCGGCCTGTGCCTCTGCTGCTGTTTTCGGAGCCCCGGCAGGTCCCGCCGTTTTTGTCGCGCTTCCTGATGGTGCCGTCCCCCGTTGCGGCGCCTGCTGCTTGTACGTCTCGTAGAGGGACTGCTCTTTGTTGTT